ACTCGGAACTGGCTTCTTTGGAAGCTCGCAGCCATCTGCAAAGTGCGTTCGCTAAAGCTGAACGTCAGATCTTCTACGGAACCAGCGGCAATGGTGATGCTTCTGGCTTCAATGGCTTCTACAACAGTGCAGATCTCAATGCTCTCGCTGATGACATGGTGATTGACGGCGGCGGTTCATCCGTTGGCGTGCAGTCCAGCGTTTACCTGATTCGAGCGACTCCCGATGCGACTGGTGTCGTTTCTGTGTTCGGCAACAACGGCAACATCGACATCGGATCTGCTTACCAGTCGATGATCGAAGGAGCTAGCGGACGCTATGACGCTTGGGTCGTTCCGATCGTCGCTTACATGGCTCTGCAACTCGGAAGCAAGTTTTCCGCAGCTCGTATCGCCAACGTAGAAAGCTCGCTTAGCGATGACAAGATCTACGAAGCATTAGCAGCATTCCCAGCATCGCTTCAGCCGACTCACATCTGCATGAACCGAACTGCATTGAAATTGCTGCGAGCAAGTCGAACTGCAACCAACGCAACCGGAGCACCTGCACCTCGACCGACTGAAGTCGAAGGCATCCCGATCATTGTCAGTGATCAGATCGTGCAAACCGAGGCAGTGGTTGCCTAATGTCGCTCCTCGATGATGCTCTCGCAGCACACGTTACGACGTTGAATGCTGCGGCTGGGGAAACCGTGACCTACAAGCGAGGATCGTCCACAGTGTCGATCACCGCAGTCGTCGGCCAGTCGCAGTTCGATGAAGTATCGACCACCGGAGAGATCCGGCCACTGTCTAAGACGGTGGACTTTCTGGTCAAACCGTCTGCACTTGTTATGGACAGTGCAACGGTTCTGCCGCAGCGAGGGGATCAGATCGAGAAAGCAGACGGAAGCATTTATGACGTATTGCCAGGCACCGAAGGGACAGCCTGGCAGTATTCGGACGGACGGAGAACATTCCTGCGAATCCATTGTGTGAAACGTGTCGCGAGCTAGTGACCTGCGTGATGCAGTAATAACGGAACTCGATACTCGTCTGACGGGACAAACCGTCGAGTCGTTTATCGTGCCGCATTACACACGCGAAGAACTAACGAGCGGACCAAAGATCGCAGTTCGGATTGCAGAGCGTGAACTTGAAATAGACATGGGTCCAGATACCCGCAACGTCATCATTGAGATTGGTGTTGTGGGTGTCACGCCGGCACTCACTGGATCTGTTTCAAGTGCTCACCGCTCGCAGGAAGTCGCAGCGTGCGACGTGTTTGATGACCTGATGGAAGAAATCATAGCACTCTGGTCACCAAACGGAGTGCTGTCGAAACGAACGGCTGGCTTGGCTGGCCATCGTTTTACCGGTATCGAGCAGCCGATCATGTTCGATCCACAAAAGCTATACAGCGATGGCATTTGGCTTTCGCTCATTCGTTTGACTTACCAAGACACAGTAGACGACTAACAGGAGTTTCCAATGGCGTCCGATTTAGATCGCGGAGCTTACGCAGGTAAGGAGACTTACCTGTATTACAACAGTGCAACTAACGCATCGCCGACTTGGGTCGAGATGGAGCGTGTACGAAACGTGCAAGTCAATCGCGGTGCTGCTGCTACCGAGGTGAACTTTCACGGATCATCTGCTACTCGAAATCATCACGCATACGAAGCGTTTAACGGTTCATTCGAGTATGTCAAGAAACTTGGCACCGATACTGTTTTTGCTGCACTCGAATCAGCTCGTGACAATCAGTCAATTCTTGAGCTGATTCATCTCAACGGTCCAGAAACTGTTGCACTTCCTGCTGCGGCAAGTGTCGGCTGGCGTGCTCCCGTCATCCTGACGGACTTTAGCGAAACGTCGAATGGCGGAGACAGCGTGGTCGTCACGATCAACTTTGCTCTTGCTGATGCTTACACGGCAGCAGGTGCTCAAGTTGATGTCGCTGCTTACACCGGAACTGCGGCATAGCGATGAGTAGTTCAATCACATGCGGCGAACTAGCAGAACTCGCTTCTAAGCTGCCGGAAGGTGAGCTGAAGAAGTGGTGCGATTTGTCATCGGCTGGCGCGGCTGATCGGATCGTATTTGCTGACAGCGAAATGCTCTCGCGTTGTCAGGAAGCTGCTAGTTCGTCATCACAAGAGGGAGCAAAAAGTGAGAGCAAAAAGTGCAAAGTTTCAAAGACAATGAAGGACAAACCTGGAACGTCGCTTTAACGATCGGAAAGGTTAGACAACTACGCGAGAAGCTCGGATTGGATCTGCTTGATACGCAGCATCACCTACAGGTGATGAACAGTCTGACCGATCGTCTCGCGTTTGTTTTTCTACTTGTTGAGGAACAAGCAAAAGACCGAGGCATTGACGCGGAAGCATTGGAGCTTCGGTTTTATGGTGAGGGAGTCGCATCTGCTGCCAGTATGTCGTTCCTGAAGGAACTGGAGTCTTTTTTCCAGAGGTTAGGTCAGACCGTTCAGGCTCGCCTAACCGCAAGCTCGATCGAGGCAATGGGGAAAGCTCAGCAACGGTTGGAAGATCTACTGAAAAGTGGGAAGGTCGATTCACTCTTAGAGCAAGCGACGAAGGAGATGGAGGAGATGATGCTTGGCGACGATGGCAATGGATCGCCGAGTTAGCAGCATTGGCCGGTCTTGATCCGTGGCCGTTTACCATTCGCGAACTGGACTTTGCAGCAGAAAGCAAGCTCCGAGCCGAATGGGATCAAACAGCAGAGATCTTGGCCATCAATGCGAACCTGCATGGCGGTGGTCGATATTCGCGTGACGACTTTCATCCGTTGCGTGAGAAGAAACCAAAGAAGTCGAGCGATCCGAGCAAGATCTACCGAGAACTGGTGGCGAAAGAAAATGGCAGGAACATTCCGCGTAACATTTGAGATGAAGAAGTTTTTCTTCGATCGAAAGGTTGTGCAGAACGCTGTCGATAAGCAGCAGCGTCGCGCCATCAGTCGTTCTCTTGCGTTTGTTCGTCGTCGTGCAAGATCTCTGCTACGTCGTCGCAAACGTGTCTCTGCTGCCGGAAGTCCTCCGAGTGTCCACAGCGATCCAGGACTAAAAACGATCCTCTTTGCATACGACATGCGAACGAAAGGTGGGATTGTAGGACCGGTTAAGCTCAATAAAGTCAGCATGACATCTACTGGTCCCGTTCCCATTCCTGGTGTCATGGAGCTTGGCGGATCTTTGCGGATACAGGAAACGCAATCAAATACCGATGGACGTTGGTATCGCAGAAACTTACGCAGCAAGATGCGACCAGGACAAAAGAAAAGAACAAGAACCGTTAAATATCCTGCTCGGCCATTTATGGGTCCGGCTTTGGAAATGGAATCGGAGGCAGGAAACATTCTGTCTCCTTGGTCGAATGTGGTAGGGAGTTAGCAGGTGGCCGGTAAAAGTATCAAAGCGGGAAGTGCATATGTAGAAATTGGCATCAGAAGCCGCATTTCTGCCGGTGCCAAACAAGTCTCAGCGGACCTCAAGAAACTAGGCGGAAAGATATCCGGCGTTGGCCGGTCACTTGCGATGCTTGCCACTGCCGCAGCCGCTCCGCTGGCCGGCATGACGCTTTCATTTGCTGCCGCTGGTGACAATCTCGACAAGATGTCGAAGCGTACCGGAGTTGGCGTCAAAGCATTATCAGAGTTAGCGTTTGCTGCTGAACAGTCCGGCGCAAGCCTAGATAGCGTAGAGAAAGGCATCCGAGGAATGCAGAGATCTCTGCTAAATGCGGAGATGGGATCGAAGACCGCAACTGATGCTTTGTCTATGTCACCAGAGGATCAATTTACGAAGATTGCTGACGCCATCGGAGACGTTGAAGATCCGAGCAAGCGAGCAGCGTTGGCGATGCAATTGTTCGGACGAGCTGGATCTGAATTGCTGCCTATGATGAGTGAGAATGCGGAAGGCATTGCGAATCTACGCAAAGAAGCAAACGAGCTTGGCCGCACGATGACTGCGGAGGATGCACAAGCAGCAGCAGAATTGACGGACGCAATGAATCGCGTGAAAAGTGTATTGATAGGTGTCAAGAATCAGATCGGTGCAGCACTCGCACCAGCGATGACTTACTTGGCTGATTTGGTGGCAAGAACATCAAAAGCAGTTGTTCCGCTTATTCGTGAAAATGCACACCTCGTGAAACTATTTGCAGCAGGAGCAATCGCAGTCGGTGGACTTGGTGCGGCATTGATGACAGTCGGCGGACTGCTGATAGGTGCAGGCATGGCGGTCGGTGTGCTTGCTACGGCGTTTAGCGTTCTGTTTTCACCTCTCGGACTTGCCATAGGTGGCATAGTGGCACTCGGTTTTGCTTTGAATAAGTATTTTGGGTTAGGTGGCGAAGCTGTCGATGCATTCAAAAGGAAGTTCGGTCCTCTTGTTACCGATGTGCAGAACGCAATGCTGAGCATTAAGGAAGCACTGATTGCCGGAGATGTTGAAAAAGCGTGGGAAATAATTTCCGAGACGATGGAGCTTCTTTGGTTAGACATGACCGATGAGATACGCGAAGCATGGCTAGACATGCTCGGGTTTATTCTTAACACCGGATCTAGTATTGCTGAGGCGATAGGTCAGATTTTTCAGGGACTTGCCACAGTGCTTGAAACGATGATGTCCTACTACAAAAGCATCTATGACACAATCTATCAAGGAGTCTTGGATCTTGGAGGAGATTTGACAGGCGTTAGGACGATTGGCGCAACGTCCAGCGGTTTTGAAGCCAATCTCGGTGGCGTTTCTAATGCAGCACAGTCGGGAATTGACTCGCTGCGTGAATTTGGAATTGCGATGGAGAGTGAAGCACAAGGAAGAAGAGATCAACGCGATGAACAGCGAGCCGCAGATCGTGCAGCAAGGGATGAGCGTTTAAAGCAATTAAGAATCAATCTGCAAGCAGAGTTCAGAGCTGCAAAAGAAGCTGATGACCAACGCAAGAAAAGAAAAGACGGAAGTGGTGACGACACGAAGGTCACAGTAACTGGAATTGCACCAGATCGAGCAGGTCCGACTGGAACATTCTCCGCATTCGGAGCGGCTTTGATTGGTGCTGCACCGGTGGAGCAGAAAGTAAGCGATCCGAAATTGCTGAAAGCACAGGAAAAAGGGAACGAATTGCTCAATAAGGTTCTAGGCAAGATGAAAAAGGGAGTAGCCGAGTTCGTGGCTTAATATCATGGCATCTGATCTTTATACACCGCTGACTCTGCCATCGGTTCTTGCGAGCTACACAGGCGGACCAGTCTACACCAACAACGGATGCACTGTTCGAGAGATTGCATCGCGTGAAGGAAGTGACTCGGCAGGAGGAAGCACTGCGTCAATTACTTGGCGTGTGTCTGGTTCTGCTGATCCTGCTGCTGGCCGAACTGCTCTGCTTAATCTCGGATTGAGTCCGCTCGTCGTCGGTGGACCGATAGACAACATCTACGACGGACTCGGGATGTCCTCGCTTTCGCGTGAGCGTGTTGCCGATGAGGTCTGGGACTTCACCGCGGAATACAAGCAGCGTGAGCCGGAGCCAGGCGAATACACCGTCTCAATCGACACGTCTGGCGGTCAGATCATGCAGACTTACGCTTATGCAGAGTCAAAGTATGTGGCGACTGGCGAATCTGCACCAGGAATGAACAACGCTATCGACGTTCAAGACAACAAGCCGCAAGGCGTGCAGCGGGTGATCCCAGCACTAAAGATCACAGTGCGAGCGAAGATCAAGACTTCCAACATTACAACAGTCGGCGGCGTGATGGCTTACGCTCAGGCGATCTCCGAGCTTACAGGAACCGTAAACAATGCAACCGCATTCGGACAGTTCGCAGCAGGCGAGCTGCTTTTCACCGGTGCGAGCGGAGACATCATCGCGGAAGATCCCAGTTTGCAGTTCAATTTCTTGGCATCCAAGAACGTCACTGGT